AGGTCCAACAATTAATGATTCAACTACATATTCCCTAGAATCTACAACTTCTGTTGGATTTATTTCTTCCCCAGTTGTTTCATATAAAAATAATTTATATATGGACGCCAATTTTTTATAATTTGGCATTTTAGTAGAAAATAAAGCTTTTACATCATAAGATTCTTTTATTGCTTTAATAAGATTATATTTTTCAGAACGCAAGGTTTTATTGGAAATTCTCTGTCTAGTTTTAATAACTACATCAATAAGTCTTTCGGCCTTACTTCTACTCTTATAAGATTCTGTAGTAAGAATATTATATAGCTCTAATTCTTTCCCCAATGTAGAATTTTTATTAAAATGTTTTTTAATTAACGATACAGCTTTAGATTCTTTCCCATCTATTATATCTGCTGTCACTTGACGGGTCAATACTTCAAATAACACACCTGTATTTTTTATTTTAGTGTGTCTTAATTTTTTAGACATAAATCACTCCAATGCATTTTATCATAAATAAATATAAAACTTCTGAAATATTAGCTATATCTTTATTCATTATTAACATCTTCCTTATAATCCTTATGTATTTCTTCAACTTCGTTTATCAATTTTATATCAGATTTACGTTTTAAAGTGCTTTTAAGCTTATCCAAATGTGCTAAAGCCATAACTTTACCGTATTTTGGATTACTAGATGCTTGTTTTTTCATATCATGAGCTCCTAATGGATCTCTACCTCTAACATGACTGTCTTTTTTATAATGTGAAGTCTCTTTTGGTCTCCCAGCACCTTCCCATCCACCTTCTGGACTTCCACCTTCTGGACCCAATTCATCTTCTAATTCGTGTCCAGTTCTTCCCATTGCCATGTCTGATGGAGTTCCTGCTGCTTCTCCACTTTTAGCTGGATCATTTCCTTCTTGTTCAATTTGACCTCTACGAAACTTTTGTTTATAATCAAACACTATTTCATTATCCATTTTTTTAATTTCTTCTTCAGTAAAATTAAAAATATTTTTATAAATCCACTCAGAAGAAGCTATTCCATCTTGTAACATAGACGAAGCTAATCCTGTTTTTTCACTCCACAATGAAAGTTTTTCTTGTTCATAAATTGTAGATGGGTTCATTAATTCCAAATCAAAATTAACTAATTCTTCATCTTTAAATCCCTGCGCATATAAATGAATAATACCAATTTTCATCAATTCACTAATAGTAATTCTCTGTATACGCTCGATTGTTCTTGCGAATCTAACATCTTCAGCTGCCAATGTAGCTTTTTCTCCTACATTTTCATCAAATCCTAAATATGGTTTTGGAATTCTTAATGATGCTAACAATTTATTTTTAAGATAATCTATATCTTCAATAGATTCATAAGTTAGTCCTGGGGTAGTATCTATTTGAGTTCCACTATCTCCACCTCTAACTGGTAAGAAAAAATCTTCTGTAATATTTTGCATATTATATTTCAAATTATACTCTCCAGTCTTTGTATCAATAACTGGAGCCTTTTTCATTTTATCAATAATTTGATTCATGTAATTATCAACTTCTGCTGGTGGTATATTACCAATGTCAATTTTAAAAATTCTCTTTTCTGGTGCTCTCATAATTCTATGAATTAACATTGCGTCTTCCATAAGACTTAACTGTTTCCAAGTCTTACGACCACTTTCAATCATTGATTTACCATATGGTAAATAATTACTATCTGACAATAATCTGAAATGTGCTACTTCGTAGTTTTCAAATTCATCTAATGTACTAGACATATGTCTCTGTGTGCCCTGATCACTTGTACTGTTTTCTAATTTAAATTTTACATATTCTGGATTTTCTGGATCAGTATTTTCCATCCGAGTAACATCATAAACAGATAAAGGTTCCACATTTCTAATTCCATATTTTTCATCTATATCTAATTTTAAAAAGTGATCTCCATATTTACACATATTACGAATCCACGGCCATAAATTAAATTCTATATTTATTATATCATAATATAAATTATGTAAAATTTTAAAAACTTGATCATTATCTGTATTAATTTCTAAAACATTTCCATACTCTGATTTCATTGTAGATTCATCTGCATAAATATCAAGTGCACTACCTATAATTGAATCATTATCCATAGACTCATAATCTCTAAACAATCCAAGTCGTAATGATTTAACCAACTGGTTATCTGAATACCCAGATAACCCAGCACCACCACCAGTTGTATACATTTTTTGATATCTATCAATTAATCCTCTTTGTGGTAAGAATTGTGATTTACTAGTATCAACTACTTTTAATTGTCTTCCCCCGACGTTTCTAACAACTACGTTAGTTGAAAATAATCTTCTTAATCTAGCTCTTAAACTCGTGTCAGCCATTTTTACCTCTTACTTATTAATTAACCAAGTTAAATCTTCTTTTTTGTCCTTAACATCCCAACTCCAATGTTCATTTTCTGTATTGGGTGTGTATATAGCTTTATCCAATCCTATACTAGAAATAGTTTTCTTTTGTAATTCTATTCCTTCAGATCTTAAACGTAAAGCAGTATCTCGTATCCATAAAGCAATTCCAAAGGATATAACAAGGTCATCATTATATCCAGACATAGCTTCTGCTTTATTGTTGTTATATATAAATACGAATAATTCGTCTATTAGACGAGAAGAAGAAACTTTAACAGATTTCTCCCTAAAAAATTCTTCCAATTTTGCTATAACTAATGGTCTTGTTTTCATTGACATTGTAAATCCAGGAACCATTTGTTTTTCTTGACTATAAATTTTATTAGTCATTTGTTTTTGAGTATCTACATATTGTAAATCTTTTGACATATAGAATAAATTATCATACTCTCTATCAATACATTGTTGAATAGCTGCCCAACCAATTGACGCATTTTCAATTACTAGTAATGCGTTGTTATATTCTGTTGCCACATTTACTAGTAAATTACCAAAATCTCTTGTAGATAACTTACCTTTGTATTCTGCTACTTGTTTGCAATCTTCTACATCCATAACATGAAATGCAGAATAATCTGTACCATCACCTCTACTAACATCAGCACTTATCACATAATCTTTTGTATAGTTTGGTGGTTCCCATATCCAAATATTACTATCTACTCCACGTCTTTCAATTGGATCTTTAACTTGTGTAGCTTTATATTCTTCCAATATACGACCATCTATTACCATCTGTCCTGAAGTTACAAAATCACAATCACATTCTTGTGCAGCCATTGAAGGACCAAGTAACTTATCTTGATGATCTCTCCATTCTTGATCTCTATCTGGATGTACTGACCAATGTAATCTTAAAATATTCCATTCATTTAAACCATCTTCTGCATCCATCCAAGTTCTATGAAACCAATTACCAACACCATTTGGTGTGGATAGTGCAATACATCTACCACCCAATGCCAATGTTTGTGATGCTGCAGTCCATATTGAATCTATTCTAGGAATAAATGCGGCTTCATCTAAAATCAGTAATGATAATGCTTCTGAACGACCAGCTTCTTCAGAACTTGCTACTGCTTTTATCTGAGATCCGTTCTTATATCTAAGTGATAATTTATTATCTTCTACACATTTTTGTTTTAACCAAGCTGGTAAACTAGCATGCATCACTCTAACTTTAGTCACCAAATTTTTAGCTACATCTTGTTTTGTTGCAATTACAAGTATATTCTTATCATCAAAAAATGTCATCATCCATAATGCGTATCCCGCAGTAAGTGTTGATATTCCTAACTGTCTAGCTTTTAAAAGAACATTATAATCACTAGTAACAAATTCTTTTAAAGTTTTTTCTTGATAGTCATATAAATCAAATTTTATTTTACCTTTTTGTGGATGCTGTATATAACAATATCTCCTTAAAAAATGTGCAGGATCTTCTGCACACTTCTTAAATTCTTGACGAATCGCTTCCTTTAATTGTTTTTTATCAGTAGACATTATTATAAAATGTTAGTTATAGAGTGTATAAAATCTGTTAGACCATATGATAATATTGCACCATACGTAAAATATAACCATTTGTTTTCATACCAAGATGCTTTAACCAACTTAGTTTTTTCTTCAAGTAACTTTTTATCTTTTTCTAAAATATTTATTTTTTCATCTTGTGAGGAAATTGTAGTACTGTCTTGTATAATTGTTTCCTTATAAGTAAATATCAACTCATTTTGCAGGATTACAATTTTATTTAAACTATCAGCCTTGATCTCCAGCTCTTGTGTTTTTTTAGCAAGCGATACTGCTTCTTCCTCACTAAGAGTTACTTGTCCTAGTAAATTTGAAGTAATAGATATTGCTAATAATACTATTAACCATTTCATTATAATTTAAGGTTTCCAGTTATCTCAGTAATGTTACTACTGTAGAACCACCATTTACCACTTTTTTCAATGCCACTGGATGTATTGTATTAGCTAATACAGGATTAGTACCACCTACTATTGTTAAACTCCCATTCGCTGGAGTTAAAGTATAATTAGTCCCCGTGTGTACCATAAATGCCGTACTTATATTAGACCCAGTAGCTTCAAAAGTTGTACTTGCTGCCACT